ATTCATTTGCAAAATCTGCTGATGATGCTTCATCTTTTAATTCTTCATAGTTAGTTATAGCATCTGCTATACCTGATGTTAGATTTTCTATACCTTGTGCTTCTATATTAGCAACTCTAGCTAATGATGCTGATTCACTAGATAAATCTAATTGAATACCAGTTGGTGTTTCAGTGCTTATATCTACTTGTTGTTTGTATAATGGTATCTCTGGCATTATCCTATCATCCCCGCTTGTCCTATATTAATATCACCTTGATATCCTGTACTTCCTACACCTCTTAAAGGAGGATTAAATTGTCCAAATCTTCTACCCATTGTTGATATTCCACTTCCTCCACCACTCGAACTTGGTTTAAAGAATTTACCAAGACTATCTTCTCCTGTTACAGGATTAATAAATCCACCTGCAAGTGTTCCTATAGCAGAATATAAACCAGCTCTTCTAATAGCTGATGCTTCTTGTCTACCTTGATATAAAGCACTTTTACCTTTATATGTATACATATCAGCTTGTTGTAAATCTTGTTTTTCTCTTATTAAACTATTTCTTCTTGCATTATTCATATCATATTGCATTCTTTTTAACTGATCTAACTGAACTAGTAATGGTGATCCAGAATCTATTCTTGCACCAGTTTTACCAAATGCTACTTTTTGTGTTGCTGCAGCTTCTCTTTGTCCTCTAGCTAATAACTTTCTTTCTTCAATACCAGCCATACGAGTTGCTCGTGCTTTCTCATTAAATATTTTAGCGTTATAATCAAATTCTTGTTTTTGTAAACGTGCTTGAGCCATTGCAGCTTTTGCTTGCGATCTTGCACCTAAAAAACCTCCTACAGCTTTTACAATTGTTGCTGGTCCTATCACTTACCGACTCCTTCTATATCTAATATCATACCTAATACTGTACATGGTTGTGGCTCATCTTGAACTACATATACAGTTTGTAAATATTCATTTGCATTGCTTAAATAACATGGAACATCTTCACTATTCAATGAAGAAGCACTAAGAAACTCAACTTCATTTAAATCTGCAGCAGTTTCTGTTTGTCCTACTTTAGCAGATAACGTATCTTTAAATCTAATTAATGCTTGTGGCACTGCTATTTTACTACCTCTTGTTGAGCCACTTCTAAATTCTAATCCTGCATATAATGGTGCAAGTGTTGATGTGTATGCCTGACCCACTACTATTGTATATGTTCCATTTGCTAAATTAGCACCACTAGCATCTTTTATAGAATTAATAGTTAAACTACCATCAGACCCAACTGTATATGTACCTGTTTGTAATACACCATTAACTTTTACTTTTACTGTGTCACTAGCAAATTGATCTAACTCTTCTGCTGAAAAACTAGCACTTTGACTAGATACTGCTTTACTAGCAGTTGTATAATTATCTAATCCAAAATATTCTGTAGCATATGCAGTACCCCAATTACGAGCATCCATTTTTACATAACATCTTTCATCATCAGCTTTCTTTAAAATTACATAAATACAATCTTCTCCACTAGATGTAGGTAATACTGTTACTGATTCAGCAGTTGCACCTGTAAACGTGTGTCTATGCCATCCAAATGTTTTTGTTTCTTTTTCATATGTAAGACCAATAAGTTGGCCATCATTTCTAACCATCCATATAATTGTTTCTGGTTGTGTTTGTACTGCCATTTGAAGTATGCCACCTTCTGTTGCTTGTTCTGCAAATGAAGCTAGGTCTGCTGCTAAAAATACACCTCTAGTATTTTGATCTAACCACTCTCTTAATTTTGTACTTTGTCGCATAAAAAATAACACAGAAGCGTTTACTAACACACCTTGTAATTTATTAGACCCATAGTTACTTTTTCTTTTTATATTTAATTGTGTTGGTGTAACTGCTAATTGATCAGACCCGGACCCTAACGTCCATTCGTTTGAACTTGTGCCAATAACTAAATCAGATGATGGACATAACCATCTTATTTCATCTATTGTATTTGAATTTATTGTAAGACGCATAGATGCATTAGCTTCTACACCTGTTTGAAAATTATTTAAATCATTAGTTTTACTTAACCATAAAGTATTAGGATTAGTATCTGTACCACCAAAACATAATCTGCTTTCATATATAGCTACAGAATGTGGATATCCTCTATGATCTGAATATGCACCTTCTTGATAGTTTTGTGATTCTGGAAATCGTTGTACCCAATATCCTTGTGCTAACCATGTAGCCTGTACTACCTGATGCGTGTTTAGCAGTTGCTTGATAATATACACTACCACCTACAAAACCAAACTCAATAATTAAACCTGTGTCTTGTACTGCATATAATTTACTATTTGCAGTGTCGTATGCTGTTCCTTTTAATGTATTAGAAACTGTTTGTCCTAAAGCAATAGCAATAGATAAATTTCCAAAACCAGTATCATATGTATCCCATGAATCAGTATTATCATTTAAAGCATAAAGATGTCCTGAAATAGATGTCCAATCTTGAAAGTTTTTACTACCTGTATGTAAATCTCCAAAAACAGTTCCTTGACTTCCAAAAGTTGCATCACCTGATAAAAGTAAATCATCACTTGCTACTTGATTTCCACTTGTATCAATTTTTCTATTAATTCTTCTTACTTGTTTAGGTGGATTAGTAAAATTTCTAGAGCCATTTCTTACTGTTTGTTGTTCAGTAGCATAAAAATGTTGTCCATCAAATCCTAACCCTGTAGTAAATGTTGTTCCATATAATGTAGCTGTTACAAGTCCACTATTTAATAAGGGAAAATTATGAAATGTAGATTGATAAGCACCACTTGTATTATATTTAAGTATAGACCCTTGTGCTAATGAATTATTACCACCTTCAGAAAGTGGATTACTATTAGCTCCTGATGGAGGTGCTGCAACATTTACACCTAACACATATAACTCACTATTGTAATATGCTATATCAGAAACTCTTACATATGTTGTACCACTTAAATCAAAATTACCATCATGTGAATATGCTAATGATGCTGTACCTTGATTTGCTATAGTGTATTTATGAACTGTTTGTGTTCCACTACCATCTGCATTAGCAGTTCTTAATACCCATAATTTAGCATCACCATATGTCATACCTTGAACATTAGTTAACGCAGAGCCACCACTATCATTTAATTGTATAAATTCATTAGTAGCACCTACATCAGTTACTGTTAACGTACCACCAAAAGTTACTTTAGCACCTTTTTCAAATGTTGTAGATGCTGCCCAATTTGTACCATAATCTGTTAAAGTATATGCTAATGGTGTTTCTAATATTGCTGTTGCTACTGTATCTGATGTTCTACCAGTTATTAAACATAATCCATATAAATATGGGTCAGTTACACTTAATTCAAAACCAAATTTTCTATAACCATCATATGTTGTTACTGTTGTATCAGGTTGTGTATATTGAACTTTTAACAAAGCACCTGCTGGCTCTGGCTCTGTACTAGAAAAAGTAAAGTTTTTATTAGAAACAGAATCGGTATCAGCATCATTTCCAAAAAGCTGATCTCCAGAAGTATCTGCTAATGTAAAATATTCTTCGTATGTATCGCCACCATCTAACGATCTTAAAAGAATTACTCTGCCTCTCCATACACCTTTTGTTTCTATAGACCAATTAGAAAAACCAACATTAATTGAAGATGATACAAAATAATCTTCAGCATCACTTTGAGTTGTTCCTGTTGTATTAGTTTCTGCTAACCTTGAGTTTTGACTATCTCTTAACTGTTTAATTAAAAATCTACTACCAATATGATCTGTAGTAAATTGATTGTTATTAGCAGTTATCGTTATTGTACTACCTTTAGTTGCACTACCAGTTATAGAAAATGTTTTATCAGTGTCTTCTTCTAATAGTGGTGGAAATTTAAAATCTAATATTTCAAGTGTCCAATTAGTATCAGCAAGTCTAGATAACTTTCTTACTTCGTGATTTGGATGTGCTATAAATACAACATCAGCAGATTGTGTTAATTTTATATCATATAATTCTGCTGTTAAATATGGTGAAGATAATGTAGCTTTTATTGTATCATCTTTATAAATAATAAGTGATGTGTTTGTAAATATAAGTGAATATGCATTTTCGTTATTAAAAACAAATGGATATATTACATTAGTAGATGAACTTAATGATGCTAAATACTTTGTTCCTGGTCTACGTTCAGCACCACCAGTTTGCATTGGAATAAAGTTTTCCATTTTAAGACAAGCAGCATCATATAATTCGTTGTCATATCTTGCATAAGTAGATGGAGATACTTCTCCATTGTTAAATGCATTTATAGATTTTTTTGCCACTATATCTCCTATTCAAATGAGCCATAAGAAGATAGTTCGAAAGGCGGATAAGATGTAACTGATGAGCTTGAAGATGTATATGTTGCTTCTAACCATTCACTATCTATCGTAGGTGTTTCATTTCTTTCAAATCCATTTATTCTTCTAGCTTCTGGTAACACTATTTGTTGAAAATCTTGTAATAATAAAACTGCGAGGTCCTTATCTCCAGTAATAGGCATTGCTAATTTATAGGCCAAGTAAGATGTAAATGCATTACCAAATAAAGGATCAAAATCTGTTGTATCTGGTATAGCTTCGTAGCACATATATATTGGTGTAAAATCTGTAAGTATTGCATTACCTTCTCTTTTCCATGCAAAATTTGATTTAGCATATCTGTAAGAAGATGATTGATCTGTTAAATAAACTGATCGTTGTGCATCTGATGGTATTCTATAAGAATAATCATATTCAAAATCAGGTGCTACTATAGAAATAGTTAATCCAAAACCAGAAGCTGCTGAACTACCACCAGCATAATCTCCATTAGGACTATAATTAGTATTTTCTAAAGTTGATGTAGTAGTGCTACTACCTAATCCTAAACTTACTTGCCAAACCTTTGCACCTGTGCCTGTAACTGCTCTTTCTACTTTCGCATATCCTTCTGCTGTTGCAGTAGTTTCTGTGCTTGTATAAACAGGAAAACCATTGCTATCAGTAGATGATGCAGTAAGATCACCATTAAAAGCACCATCGCCTTGTAAGTTACTTCCTGTTGTTATGTTAATTTTAAATGCACCTAACTGTACTCTTTTTTTACAACAATTCCAATTATGCATTCTTGTTAGTTCTTCTAATGTAGGATCATAATGCAATCTTGCTTGTACACCAGCAACTGTTGCATCACTATCGAAATCTGTTATTTGTAACCTATCGTTCCCTAATTTTGATAATGCTAAATTTGTAGCTATAGTTTTACTTGCGTAAGACATTGTTTCTCCGAAAAGTTAAGGGAGGTTTTACCCTCCCATTAAGTATTATTGATCAGTTGCAATTAATATGTAACCTTCAATAGAATCTGAATCCATTGCACCAGCGTTGAATGTAAGAATTAATTTCTCTCCACCAACAGCATAAGCAACACCATCAGTTTTATCACCAGTAGCTCCTTCTGGGAATAATATAGTCCCAGCTGAAGTTAAGTCTTCATTTGCAAGAAGAGCATCAGGCTCTGCTACTGTACCAAGATCAACTTGGTTAGCAGAAGCTATTGCTGTATGCAATAAAGACACAGCTATTACTTTAGCATTAGGTGGTAATGTACCAGTTAAAGTAACAGTATCACCAGTCATGTCAGCATGATCTGTAGTAAATTTTACAGGTATGTACTGAACATTTCCCAAGTAATCTGATGGATGTTGAAGATTGTTAGCAGTATTAATAGCTGTAACAATATCTGTGTTAAAGTTTGCCATCTAATTATCCTCCACTTATGAATCTTGACAAGGTAATACAACTACTTTTTCCTCTTCCATTCTAACAGCACCGAACTCTGCTTTCATGTAAGCGTAATAGTTGAACGATTTATCAGCTCTTTCACTAATTTTTGAAGTTAGATCAGGGTTGATTTCCAATAATCCTGCGTCAGGCATGAATGCATAACATAGGCGAGTGCTATCTGTTGAAGCAGATTTCCACTTACCAACGCCTGTATCAATGCTATCATCGTCTAACTCGAAGTATGCTTCTAATGTTTCTGAAGTAGAAGTGTAACTTCCTTCAAGTGTTTCGATTTCAGCAGGTGTTCTATTTATGAATGGAACAATGTTACTGATGCAGAATTTCGCACCCATGTAGTCATAAATAGTTCCGACTTGTGAATCTAATGGTCTAGAAGCAGTGTAATCAAAGTTGATGAAGTTATCATCTTCCATAATGTGCTTCCATTGTGTCCATGTGATTTTGAATATAGGTGGTGTAGTGTCAACATCTACAGAATTATTTCCGAACTTTTCTAAAACAGAAAGGAACTTCTTATAAGTTAACTTGTAGTTGTTGTCATTAGCAGCATCAACACTAACAGCATTAGCTTGGTCTTTTAGTTTAGTATCAGTTTCACCTTCAACTCCACCTTTAGCAGCACCTAATAATGCTCTGTCGATGATGATGTCTTCTTGACGCATAAATTTATTCTTCATAATTTGAAGTTTAGCGTTTCGAGGATCAACACCCATTTTGCTTACATCGGCCCAATCCATAAATTGACCATCTTGGTAAGCAATTCTTGATGTACGTCTACGACTGTAGTCGATATCCGATACTGGAGAATCTCCGAATCGGTTTACTACTTTAGATGGTAATCCACCACCAGTAGTTCTTTGGTAAACGCCTTCTTTACGAAACAAGTCGCCTGTAGCTAACTGAACGTAAGGACGCATCTTACCACCTTTGACTTCAACAGTTTCTCTGATAGCTCTGTCAAAACCAATTACATAAGTATTAAGCAGATTTCCCGCCATAATATACCCCCATTTAATTGTTATAATTTACGTTTGTCGGCCTTGAGTGTCCACACATTGTGGGTCAAACCTAATATTAGCTTTTCAGCTTTGATTCTACACCAGGCTCACAAGGAGGTATCTGTTCTTAAATCTGTTTTTTGCTATACAAAATTACTTATATTTTTGTCAAGTTAATTTTTCTAATAAGCTTCCTCTTTCTTTCATCCATTGTTGATATACATGATCACTAGTGCTTCCAGTGTATGTATCCATTTTATGTCTTAATTCTTTTTCTTGATCACTTAAAGATGCATAATTGTCATTATTTTTTTGTTGAATAAGATCATCATTATCAATCAAAGGTAAAACATTATTATACAATGCTTGAATTAATTGCACGTTATTTCCGATAGAAGGATCATCCATAAGTTCTTCTAATCCCATAAATTCCATAACTTCAGCAACTTTACTCATATTGTAATCAAATTGATCACCTTTCCATATTTCTCTTAATTCAGCTTCAGCATCATTAACAGAAACATCATAGTCTACATCTTCTTGTGCTACAGAAT